GACCGCACGAACGACCTCGGCGTGCCGGCCGTGCGTGTCGAGGTGGTGGCCGCTCTTGGTGCGGCTCGCGTTGTTGTCTGCATGAAGCGTATCGCCCAGGTCGATGAAGAGGGCGTGTGCCGAGGGCGGGGCAGAGGCCACCAGCCTGTCGATGGCCGCCTTCATGACGCGCTCGTACTCGACCAGGTCGAAGGCCTGGCCGGTTTCGTCCTTCCACGAGTAGAGGCCTGCGTGCGGATCGCCTTGGGGGTAGACAGTCAGGAGGTCGTCGTCGGCGTAGCCGGGCACGCAGCTAGGGGCGAGGGGCGGCATCGGCGCACACAACTCAGCGCGCATAGCCTGCAGCCGTTCGGCCTGGGCCTCGGCGTCTGGCGACTGGCGTTCCCACACCCGCTCGACGCCGGCGGGGCCGCGCTGGATCGTGACCTTGCCCATCCGGTAGCCGGGGGCGACGCCGTCATTGAAGTGGCCGGGGGCACGGCCGTGGCGGGCGGCCTCCTTGTTGTAGCGGGTCAGGGCTTCCCACACCGCGGACTTGGACATGCCCAAGGCCTCGGCGGCGGCGCGGGTGCTGCCGTGCTCTCTGACCGCCTCTGCGGCCCGCCACTGGATGTCGCTGGCCCATTCGGGTTTGAGGTCGTCGGGAGGGGCGAAGGTCAAACCCATGCGGCACTTCCAGGTCAGTTTCGGGAGAGGTGGCCTACTAGGTGCGGGTCACGCAGCCCAACGGCGCGACACGAGTTCGGATACGCCGAAGCGGCCCTTCCCGGCTGCGATGACGTGCTCCGCGTACTCAAAGCTGTCGCCCGGCGTCAGGCTGGTGGCTTCCGATGTCGTGCCGTCGTAGTAGGTCAGCACGGCCTTGCTGCAGCCGAGGGGGACGGCTTCCGTGAAGACGGGCAGGCTGCGCGTAGCGGCGGACCCTGTCGTCACAATCGGGCTGCCCGCGACAGCGCCGAGCACAAGCTGGAACCCGGCAAACTTGAGCGCCCGCGTGTTCTGCGTGCTGTGCCTGATGATGCCGTCGTTCGCTGTCGGCGAGACCGGCGTGGTGATGGCCGCCGTCACGCGCCACACATTGCCCGACAGGCGAAGGTAGCTAAACGTGGGGGCAGCGTCCGTCACCCCACCACAGACGAAGTTGAAATCGCCCGTAAGCGAAGTGCTGGACGCAACGGGCTGTGACCCGTCTGGCGTCTCGACCAGCACGCTGATGGAGTAGGCGGTCGAGAGGGTGACCGTCAGCGTCTGGTAGGCCACCGCGAACGACGACGTGTTGTCCAGCGCCAGCCAGTTCAGGCCCGAGATGGGCGGCGAGGCGGGGGCGGTCGTGTCGGAGGCGTTGAGGCCGAGGGAGAGTTGCGCGACCGTTGGTGCTGACCGCGGAAACAGGTTGGTTGCGGCAGGCTCGAGCGCCAGGCCCCGGTTTGTCCGTTGCGGGATGTTCTCCGCGAACGAGGTGACCAGCCCCGCCGCCGTCAGGCCCGTCGCCCCGCCAACCCGCGAGAAGGTCGAGCCTTCGGGCATGGCCGACGTGAAGTCCTGGGTGGTGGCTCTGCCCTTGGGGGACGAAAGCGTCAGATGGCCAAGCCCAAGGGAGAGGGCCTGGCTCACAGGTACAGGGCCTTGATGTCGGCGGCCGTGGTGCTGGTGGCGTTCACCCGACGGCAACGAACCGGCAGGATCGTGCCGCTCGCGACGTTCTTGAACGTCTCGACCGTCTCGCCTGCGCTGTTGTCGACGCCAACCACGGCCACGTCGCCGCCAACGCCCACGAAGAGGGCCGAGGCAGCGCCGCCTGCGAAGTCGGTGCTGTTGTGGGGTGTTACAGCCGCGAAGCTGCGTGCGGGACCGTCGGACATGTCGTTCTCCTAGTAGGTGTAGGGGGCGGGGGAGCCGTAGCCGGTCAGCTGGTTCATGATGTCGGCACCTGCGTTCGAGGCACCGTTCTGCGTGGCGACGCCGCCCAGCTTGCCGACGCTCTCGGCGGCCTGCTGCGCGGTGGCTGCTGCCTGTTGCGCCGCCTGCTGGTCGGCACGGGCTTTGCGAACGAGGGCGACCTCCTCCTTGCCGACGATCAGCTCGGGGTCGACGCCGATCTGGTCTGCGTAGTTGTCCACCCAGCGGTCGCTGTCGAACTTGTCGAGCACGTCCGGCTTGATCTGGGCCATAGCGCCGAGGTTGCCGACGAAGCGGTCGGTGCTGTTCGCGCCGATGGCACGTTGGGCCTGGGCCAGGATCGAGACGAACTCGACATCCAGGTTCACGCCGATCAGCTCTTCGGGCGGGGGCGGCAGCGCACCCGCCTGCAGCAGGCGCTCGAAGGTCATCTCGATGAGCGGGTCGAGCAGCTCGTTGTGGAGACGCTCGAGCACGGGGCCCAGCATCAGGAGCTTCTCCTCGTGGCGCTCTGCCACCTCGGTGGCCGTCATGTTGGTCGAGACGGCCTGCGAGATCATCAGGAACAGGTCGGAGTACATGCCCTCGCGGATGCGTTGGCGGACGTCCTGAATGTCCAGCAGCAGGTGGTTGAGGTCGAGGCCCACCTGGAAGAGGGGCTTGACGCCACCGCCGGCAGAGGCTGTGTCGGCGACGGTGTAGCCGCCCGGCAGGATGTCGACCTCCTCGCCCTTGAGGCTCGAGGGCCCCTGCAGCGGCGGGCGGGTCTGGTAGTCGATGCCCTGGCTCTTGCGCAGTTGCTCGTGCTGGAGCTGCTTGATGTCGCCGAGCACTTCCATGCCGGGGCTCTGGCCGTAGACGTCCTCGCTCGAGGTGTACCAGCGGGGGGCCAAAACGCGGAACCGCTCGAAGCCGCTCTCGCGCAGGAGCTTGTCGCCGTCGCCGCCCTTCTCGAAGTAGCAGCTGGCCCAGGGCATCTGGCTGCTCTGTTTCGAGCGGATGTCGCGCTCCTTGCGGGGCTCGATGGCGTGGACGATGGTGACCCAGCTGTCGCCGTTGCCGTTGGAGACCATGTTCCTGACGGCCGTCGAGCAGTTGTCAGCGCCGAACTCCTGCACCAGCTGGCGTGCGGTCTTCTGCAGCTCGCGGTACGACGTGTCGACGTTGCCCCTGAAGTCGGTGGCCAGGGCATAACGCCCCACGGTGTTGGGGTAGAGGTGGATGCCGCGCTCGAAGTCATCCATCACCAGGGTGTTGGCCGTGCCGAAAGCACCAAGCTCTTCGTAGAGCTGGTGCAGGGCGCGGTAGGTGTTGGACTGGCCGAAGACGGCCTGCATCTTGCGGGTGACCTGGGCCAACCAGACCTTGACGGGCTGGTATTCCATCAGCGCGTCGTCGGGGATGCGCAGCCGGAACCAGGGGCGCGCGGGGCTGGTGACGCCCGACATCATGCCCGCCGCCAGGATGCGCAGAGCGCCCGTGCCGGTGCGGTCGTAGATGTTGTTGTGGCGCTTCTTGCCGTCGTTGCGGTCGGTCACGGAGAAGCGGCCAGCACGAGGAAAGAGCTGCGTCGACAGCTCTTCCCAGTGCGATACCCACGACGACCGCTCGGTCTCGAGCATGGACCATCGCTTCTGGTAGTGCTGCTTCTTGGGGGTCTCGATCACGCGGGCGATCCCAGGTTCAGTCGGATCATGCGGAGGCACGCCTCGAACAGCACCTCATCGCTACGGCCGCGGCGCTGGACGCCGCAGGCCTTGGCCAGTTCATCGATCTGGGCGGTGGTCACGCGCGCGGTCCCGGGTGCTTGGTGGTTTCGGAACCCTTCAAATCTATGAGCACGGTTTTGTCTTCGCCTTCCTCCCCCGCCATGCACCAACGCACGGTCTCGGGGTTGACGTCTTCGCCCTCGTAAAGATCACCGTCGAAGTCCAACCATCCGACGATGCGCAGGGTGGAGCCGTCCGAGAAATGGACGACCTTGTTCGCAGGCTCCACGAAGGTGGCGTGAGGTTTGTCCGCCATGGTCTAGCCTCCCAGCAAGGTGTTGCGGCCCAAGGCCATGTTGGTCAGCGGCGCACCGCCCGGGCCGGTGAGCAGGGTGGCCGCGGCCGATCCCACTTTGTTGGCCTTGAACAGCGACGCCAGATCGGGGGCGACGCGGTTGGCCTTGGCCTCTGCCTGTTGCGCGTCGCGCTGCGTCTTGGCGGCGGCCTCGGCGGCGGTGCGCTGCGCAGCCTCCTGGGCGCGCTGCGCTTTGCGCTGATCGCTCGACGCTCCGAAGATCGCACCGAGCGGGGACAGGAGTTTAAGCGGGTTTCCGCACATGGTTGGTGGCCTCGGGCTTAAGCGAGCGGATCGTAGTCGCGAGGCTTCCTCGAAGACATACCGGGCATGTTGCGCATCTTCGGCGTGTTGATGCAGGCAAGGGCCAGAGCGGAGAGGTGGTCGGGGCTGCGCTTGATCCGGTCGACGATGTCCTCTCGGCTCTCGACGTAGACCTGAGAGCCGCGGAGCTTCCACTTCGGGGCGCATAGGTCGGCCAGGAGCTTCTTCGACGGAGGCAGGGCGATGTTGTTATTGGCCTCCGGGTCCAGCAGCTCGCGCAGCCGCCAGATGTGCTCCGACCGCTGGTTGAAGAAGCCCAGACGCCCTGACTTGTCGCGGGCACCCGACTTCTCCGAGACGTTGACGCCGAGCACCTGCTGCCTGGCCTCCTTCAGGAAGTCGTAGGGGCTCGACCCCACGCCGATGACGTCGATGTGGATGGGGCTGTGGTTGCGGTTCGCACCGATGGCGAGGCCCGCGACCATCGGGCCGTTGGGCGTCTCGCTCCCTGCGTACTCGAGGGGCTCGTCGAACCACCAGCCCTCGTGCCGGCGGTAGATCACGGTCTTGTCCTTGCCGCCTCGCGCCACGTCGACGCCGAGCGAGAGCATCTCGGGCTTGGGCGACAGGGGCTTCCAGCGGGCCTGGGCCAGCTCCACCCAGCGGGTCGGGATGACCTGCCAGATGTCGTCCTCCATGCCCGCCTTGAAGTCGCCGTTCAGCATCTGGCTGCGAAGGGGTTCTGGCAGCGCCTGTAGCGTGCTCATGTAGCCGGTCCCGGTGAGGAAGGGGTTGTCGCGCACTCGCGAGGGGATGAAGGTCCGAGACATGGGCTGGATCACCAGGTCTGGGCTCTCCGCGTAGTCGTCGGGGTTGAAGTCGTAGTCGGGCTCGCCGTCAGCGATGACGAAGGGCCGGCCGCTGTCGACCTCGAGGTCATTGCCCGCGACGGTGGCGAACCAGCGCAGCTCGCCGGGCACGGCGGGGTTGGGGTGCTTGTCGTCGAGCCAGGGGCCGAAGAAGTCCACGATCCAGCGGCCCTCTGCGCTGGTTGGCGGGTTGAAGGTCAGCAGTGCCTGGCAGCGTTGGCCGACCACCGTGGTGCGCAGCCAGCCGAGCAGGAAGCGCACCTGCAGTTCGAGGAAGTTGGCCGCCTCGTCGAACACGATCAGGTCGTGCGGCCGCCCCTGGTACTTCTTCTCGTCCCCAGCGTTGGGCACAGAGCCCAGCTCGATCTGCAGGGCCTTGCCGTCGCTGCGTGTCTGCCGCCAGATGCCCTTGGTCGAGTTGTATCCGTCCTTGGTGCCGAACAGCTCCTCGAGCCTGTCCTCGATAGCGGACAGCTCTGTGCCGACGCGGCGCAGGATCATGATCTTGCGGTGGTCCTCGATGCTCTTGCCGCATGCCAGGTCGGTCTTGCCGCCGCCCGCGGCACCACCGTAACCGATGATGTCGGCCTCGCTCTGGTAGGCGTCGGTCTGGGGCCCAGGCAGGGGCCGCCACCGCTTCTTGTCGCGGGCCAGCAGGGCCCACAGCTCCTCGCGCTCCTTCTCGGTGAGGTAGGGCAGCAGCTTCATGACCTCGGCGACCGAGGGCGCTGTCATGCGAGGTCCGAGCCGTCCTCGGGCTCGCCGGCCGCGCGCGCCTTGGCCAGGGCCAGCAACGAGGCGATCTTGGCCGAGGCCGCAGCGTCAGTGAACTCGACAGGCCCGCCTTGGGGGTTGGAGATCGACAGGCCCGACATCTGGCGGTACCGGGGCGACCACACGGCCAGCAGCTTGAGCCGCATCTCGGCGCGCAGCTTGGAGCGACCGAGAGCCTCGTTGTCGACGACCTGGTACTCGGAACCATCGCGCGCTCGGCGCGTGGTCCAGTCCTGCGAGCCGTCCTCGATGATGTGCATGCAGTCTTCGGCGATCACGTCGAAGCCCACGTCGCGGGCCGTCTCGTAGGCCTCGGCAAACTCCGGGATGGTCTTCTTCCAGCGGTCGATGCTCCAGCGGGAAGGGGCCTCGTCGCCCAGGCCACGCAAGATGGCGGTGAGCATCTCGCCCTTCGCCAACTCTTGGCAGATGAACGCCGCCTGCTCTGGGCTGTAATCGGCGTTCGGAATGTTCAGAAGGGGGCGGGCCATGTCGGGCAGGAAGCTACACGCGTGTGTCCCTGCGAAGGCATACCTTCAGAGCTGGGTGATCTCGTCGTCGTCCCACTTCACGACCCAGATGCTGGCCTCGTCGCTCGCTTCGCTCGCAGCAAACCGCACGTTCAAGCCAGTGAACCCTCCTGGCTCTTCGTCGCGCAGAAACAGGTCACGCACCCAGCTGTCCGACTGCGACCACGCATAGGCCGAGAACGGGATCGGCGTGCGCTGCGCCGAGGCCAACATCGAAGTGGCGATCAGCTCGTTCTTGGTCATCCGTTCTTCCTGATCCTGAAGGTGACGATGCCCTGGACCGTGGCCTTGTGGACATCAAACTTGTCAGCCAGGCGCTTATAGCCCCAGCCGCCGGCATCGTGCATCGACCGCATCAGCTCGACCTCGGCGTTGGTCAGCTTCGCGTTGTGGTGCTTCTCGCCCTTGCGTGCCATTTTTTTTGCGTGCTCCTCGGTCTCTACACCTTGTCTACACCTGGGTGTAGAGCAATAAGCTGTTGATTTTAAAGGCTGTCTACGACGTATACGACCTCTACGGATGTTTTTCCTCTACCCTTGCCCAGAGCCCCCTACACGGGCCCTACTACTCTCTCTTATAGTTGAGTAGTAGTAGTGTAGAGGACGTAGACACGTTGTATCTAAAGGACTTTTCTCTGTAGAAATGGACGTAGACAGGTTGTAGTCAGGGTGTAGACACCCACCTCCGAACGGACTTGCGACCGTCTTTCTGCACTTTTTGGCAGAAACCGAGGGCCTTGATGGCCTTCGCTGCCCGCATTTCGTCCGCGCGTTTTATTGCGTGTTCGCGGAAGCACAGGGCTTCGGCCATGACTTGGTGTGTGGTGAAGCCCTCCGCTCCCGGCAGAGCGCCGTCCAGCGCCTCT